CGCCATTTACTCAATTAAGTGCATTGTTTGATTCAGATGGTACAACATTTAGGTCAAGACTTGATGAAAAAGTTAACGAGTATCAATCATTAACTGCACAAGAACTTGAAAAATTTTACACTAATATCGATCAAATTACTACTGTTAAATCATTTACGTTTGATGATAGTGATAACAGGGCTAGTGCAGCAGCATCTACACCAGACTTTTCACTTGATCTCGAAACAATGGACAACGAACAATTTGATTCATCTTTTAATTCATAATGATTATTTTTTGTATAAATAGAACTATTATTAGGAAGATTACATGACTAGACAAAACATTGGAATAGGCAGTTCAGCAAATGACGGTAATGGCGATACATTACGAACAGCTGGCACTAAGATAAATGCAAACTTTGCAGAAGTATATGCTTTATTAGGAGGCGGTGATAGTAATAATTTATCAACACAAATAACATTAGAAAATGATGCTGTCACGTTTGAAGGCACAAGTGATAATGATTTTGAAACAAGACTTAAAGTAACGAACCCCACACAAGATAACATTATTACACTACCAGATTCTACAGGAACAGTAACACTCGACAATACAATACAAACACTTACAAATAAAACTTTAACTGTTCCAACTATATCAACAATAAAAAACACTGGTACATTAACATTACCAACATCAACAGATACATTGGTAGGAAGAGCAACAACAGACACTCTTACTAATAAAACATTAACATCACCTACTTTGAATACTCCAAAGATAGGAACATCTATTAATGATACAACTGGTAATGAAGTTATAAAAATAACTGCAACTGGAAGTGCAGTAAATGAATTAACGATAGCAAATGGTGCATCAACAACTGGACCTACACTTTCTGCTACAGGTGGCGGAACTAATTTAAATATTATTATGACACCAAAAGGTACAGGCTCTGTTGAACTTAACAAAGCAGCTTTTAGTTCTTCAACTATAACTGCGAATGGTGCGGCAAGTACTACAGCAACTTTAATTATAGGCAACAAAGGTTCTCAACTAGATGTATCATTGGCAGATGGAACAACTGTAGGCGAATATAAAATTTTTACAAACAAAGGTGCTGGTGCAATGCACGTTACACCAACGAATTTTGCACAAGGTACTAAATTTGTACTAGCACAAAATGATGGTTGCACCTGTATATGGGATGGAACAAACTGGTTCTTAGTCGGTAACCAAGGCGAAGTAACGGTATCATAAGGAATAGAATATGTCAGCAATAATTACAGACCCGTTTAAGAAACAATTCATGCAAAATGTACTGAATGAAGTTACAAATTTAACTGCAAGATACTATGTAGGTATAGGTAAAAATGATCAATGGAACTCAAGTGAAACGGTTCCAACTCCAACAGATACACCAAAAACAATAAGATCAGCTCGATCTGGATTGCAATCTATGAAAGCAGTTGCAGCTGCATCTTACGTTATACCAAGATACAATTGGTCATCAGGTTCTGTGTACAATGGATTTGATGATGAATTTACTGCGATACCTTCAAACACTTACTATGTTCTTACAGAAGACAATCAAGTTTATATATGTTTACAACAAAGTAAAAATGCAACTGGTGCAGCAAACGTATCTACAGTAAAACCTACAGGCACCGCCACAACACCTTTTAAAACTGCAGACGGCTATACTTGGAAATTTCTTTATGCATTATCTGCAGCAAAATCAAGTGCTTTCTTATCTGCAAACTTTGTACCAGTAGAAAAAGTTGAAAATGTATTTGATTCAGCTGATACTTTTCTAGTTCAACAAAAAAGTGTACAAGATTCTGCAGTTGCAGGAAGAATACTTAATGTCGTTGTAACAAACGGTGGAAGCGGATATGATTCATCTGGTGAAGCAATAATTACAATAACTGGTAATTCAGGCGCAGTTGGAGATAGCGCACAAGCAACTGCAACAGTATCTGGTGGATCAGTAGTAAAAATTGATATGTTAAATGAAAGTGCAGGTTCAGGAAAGAATTTTGAAAACGCAACAATAACAATAGCTGCGCCATCTTCCGGCACGACTGCATTGGCAAGAGCAGTCATTGGTCCAAAGAATGGAATTGGTGCTGATCCGAGAGATGAACTAAAATCAACATCTTTAATGTTTAATTCAAAACCAAGTGGTAATGAAACAAATACATTCTTAACAGTTGAAAACTCAGGTAACAATACTGATTTCAGGCAAGTCATGTTAATTAGAAATCCTGATTCGGCTGGTGGATTAATAACAGCAACAGCAGCAAAAGCATTAAAATTTATTAAAGCTGATTCATCATTTGCAAATCAATTGACAGTAGATGAGTTAATCACAAACAGTTTAACACCTCCAGCAAAAGCATTTGTTAATCAAGTAGTAAATGATGATGCACTCGGTGCAAGAATATTTTATCATCAAACTGACAGTACCGGCTTTACACCGTTTAGCGTTGGTAATACTATTACGGACGAAGGTGGTCAAACAGGAACTGCGGTTGTGGCGGATAGCGCCGCATCAACGACAAATGCAACTTCTTTTGTAGGAGCTTCAAATACTTCTGGAGAAGTATTATACATAGAAAATAGAGCACCGGTTATTAGAAATAATACTCAAACGGAAGATTTTAAAGTAGTAGTTACACTTTAGTAGGATAATAATATGGCAACAACTTTAACTGATACAACCTTTTTAAGTACTTATAAAGACGATTTTAAAGATAGTGATGGCTATCATAGAGTACTATTTAATTCAGGTGTAGGATTACAGGCAAGAGAATTAACACAACTACAAACAATATTACAAAATCAAATTTCAAGATTAGGTGATAATATTTTTAAAGAAGGTGCGGTTGTAAAACCCGGTGGTGCTAATGTCAATCCAGCATATGAATTTATAAAATTAGATACAAGTAGTTCAGATCATCAGTTACCAACTGATTTAACTTCATTAATTGGAACTACTGCTACCGGTAGAACAAGTGGAATTGTTGCTGAAATAATTGAAGTGGTTGCTGCGGCTGGAAGTGATCCGGCAACTCTATATGTCAAGTATACTACAACAAGCCCAGCACAATCAGACACCGATGTTGCAACAGTTAGAATGCAAAGTGAAGAGCTACTTAATATGTCAGGACTATCTAATGACTTAAAAGTTCAATTAAACACTTTAGCAAATCCTGCAACAGGTGTAGGAACGAGAGTAACGCTACTAAGTGGAATATATTATGCACGCAATAATTTTGTATTTACTGAAAATCAAAGTAAAATAATTTCAAAGTATACTGATAATCCAACAACCGATATAGGGTTTATATCTGTAGAAGATGTGGTGACAGCAAGTGACAATAACTCACTATATGACAATCAAGGAACTGTTCCAAATGTGTCTGCGCCTGGTGCAGATCGTTATCGTATAAGACTAACTATTGCTGAAAGATCAGATTTGACTGGAAGTGATAACTTTATACATGTTGCATCAATCAGAAAAGGTAGAGTTTATAATGCAGTTAATGTAGAAGACGCATACAATATACCAAATGATGTAGTTGCAAAAAGAATTTTTGAAAACTCAGGTGATTACGAAGTAAAGCCATTCAAAATAAACTTTGATTTAGATTCTGAAAATAGTCATCTTTTACTTAATGTCAGTGACGGAGTAGTAGTTGTTAACGGTTATCGTGCTGCAAGGTCTTTTCCATCTACAATAAGATTTGCAAAGCCAACAGCCACATTACTTGATTCACAAGAAGCAACAGGTGTTTCATTTGGTAATCATGTTATAAATGATCCATCAACAGCCGGAACAAGTAAAGGATTACCAAATATCAACACATTTGAAAAAATGAATTTAAGAAGCGCGGCTGATCACGGCGGTAGTACAATAGGAACAGCCAGAGTAAAAGCAGTTTCAGAAGAAGGCGCTAATATTAAATTTCATTTAATGGATATACAACTCAACTCAGCGCAATCTTTTAGAGATGTTAAGTCTATAGGAACAAGTACATCAAATTATTTTGATTTAAAACTTGAAAATAGTAAAGGTATTCTTAAAGAACCTTTAAGAAATACAGGCTTATTTCAAGTTCCATTTCGAAGGCCACAATCAATAACCGATATAACATATACTGCTCAAAGGAGATTCTCTTCTCTATCTGCCAATGGATCAGGCGTAGTTACACTAACTACATTAACCGCTGGTGGTGAAGTTTACACTGACGCAGGCGATTGGAAAATTGCTCCAGCTGACAGTGCAATTTCCACAATCAGTCCTACAGCAAATTTAAACGTTTCAAATACTGGTGGAAATTTAGATTTTGGTGTAAGTTCTGGATTTAATGGTGCTTCAAACTTAGAGTTATTAGCTTATGTGCAAAAGGGTCAAGCAAGTGTAAGATCAAAACAACTTGCCACCACTACAGTTTCGAATGCAATTGAATCAGATGGTTCTTTGAGTGGATTTGCGTTTATAAATTTAGAAAAACCAGATATATTTGATATTACAAGTGCCGTACTAGCTTCTGACAGCAACGTTAGTGTTTTAGATAGATTTGACTTAGATAATGGCCAAAGAGATACTCACTATGGATTAGGTAGGTTAGTTAAAAAACAAGGGCGTGCTGATCCAGTAGGTGATGTCTCAATAACGTTCAGACATTTTACATCAACAGGTTCAGGCGATTTCTTTGCAGTAAATTCATACACAGGTGTAGTTGACTATGATAAAATACCTAATCACACATTGTCAGATGGTACAAGAGTAAATTTAAGAGATTTTCTTGACTTCAGACCTGTCGTTGGAACGAAAGGTTCATTTGATTCTGGTGGTCCTATACTAATAGAACAACCAAAACCCGGGTCGGTAATATTATCTGATGTAACATATAATTTAGCACAGTCTGCCAAATTACTTATAGACGAACAAGGTATTATTACATTAGTTAAAGGTCAAAACAGTTTTAATCCTGATCTTCCAAACAAAATAGATGGGACATTACCTTTATATGATATAATATTTAATGCTGCTACTTTAAATGAATCAGATCTATCAGTAAGTAAGATAAATCATAAACGTTTTACAATGCGAGATATTGGTAGACTTGAAAAAAGAGTTGATAATGTTGAAGAAATAACTGCGTTATCATTATTAGAATTAAATACAAACATTTTTCAAGTTCTTGATTCTGCAGGCAATGATAGAACAAAATCTGGATTCATTGTAGATAATTTTATTGATGCAAGAGGCCAAGACTTCAGAGCTGAAGCTGGTGCATTCAGAGCTGCTCTTGATCCTCAAGAGCATTGTATAAGACCTGCTTTTGCAGAAGATAATTTACGAATAATATATGATTCAGATGCTTCAACTAACACAATAAGAAAAGGTGATAACATTTACATTAAACATGATGAAGAAGCATATATAGATCAATCAACTGCAAGTGATGCAATAAAAATAAATCCATTTTCAGTAACTATATATGATGGAACAATTGCATTGTCACCGTCTTCCGATGAATATAGAGATGTTGACAGAAGACCTGATAAAATAATAAAAGGTGGTTCAAGATTATCAACTGTAAATGCATTTAATTGGAATAACTGGTCATGGAATTGGGGCGGCACACCAGTAGAAGACTTACAAGTTGGATCTCAAACTAATCAGCAGTCTGGAATGATTAACAAAGTAGTTAGTGAAGAAACTGTGCTTGAATTAATTGAAGATAGAGTTCTTGAAACGGCAACTTTACCTTTTATGAGAGCACGTAAAGTATTCTTCAGAGCCGAAGGGTTAAGACCAAACTCACTGTGTTTTCCATTTTTAGATGGAGTCAACATCGGCGCATTTACTAAAGGGCAAACTGGACCTAGTGGTTTTCAGTTTTATTCAGATAGTGATACCGATGTTGGTAATACTTTGACAGGGCTTACAGAACATCCACAAGGAAGTAACTCATTGGTTACAGACGGTAACGGTATAGTATCGGGTTCATTCATTGTACCTAATAATGATAATTTAAGAATAAGAACAGGTACAAGGCAGTTTAAAATTATGGACATTAGTGTTGATAGAGAGAAAGATGCTGCAGCAGTTGCAAGTGCACCATACGCCGGTCTTGGATTTTTAGATACTAAAGAAGCAGAATACACATCAACTAGACAACTTAATGTTCAAGGTACAAGTGTTCAAAGATATAGAGGATACGGTGATGTTGCAGATTATGGAGGTGGACCAGATCATGGTGGTGGCACTATAATAAGTGATGACACAAGAGTTGTCAATCCAGATGGAACAATAAGTACAAATTCATGGACAAATGATCCTAGTAGGCAAGCACAACATAATGGAATTGATGGCCACACTTTTCAATCATCAACTGATCCGACATTTGGTGGTAGTTCGTTTGATGAACATGATAATAACTGGAGTCTATAGTAATGAGTAATATAGGAGATTTAAGATGGGATTAACTTCAACCGGTTATAGAGTTGGAAAACAACCTCTTGCTCAATCATTTTTTGTGGATGAGCCTAGAGGCATATATTGTACAAAAATTGATTTATTTTTTAGAGAAGTAGACACAAATTCACCTATACAAGTTCAATTGAGGCCTATGATTAATGGAATACCATCTCCATCTCAAATTCTACCGGGTGCAATCAAATCAAGGACAGGCTTAACTTCTAGTAATACTTCAAATGATGCAACTGTTGCAACATCATTTGAATTTGATGAGCCTGTATATTTAAAAGGTCTTACAGATTTTGCAATCATGATTATTGCCGACTCTAAAGACTTTGAAGTTTATGTTGCAGAAATAAATAAATTTGTAGTAGGATCAACTGAAAAACGAGTTAATAAGCAACCTATCACAGGCAGTTTATATTATTCACAGAATGGTGTAACTTTTACGCCTTCACAAAATAGAGATTTAACGTTTAAGTTATATAAAGCAAAATTTAATAATACATCAGCAGTAGCAAATTTTAAAAATGCTAAAGTTCCAAGACAGTTATTAACGAATAATCCAATTACAACTACATCAGGCTCACAAACTATTAAAGTTGTACAGTTTAATCATGGCTTACAAGTAGGTGATACTTTCAGATTATCAGGTGTTGACTCAGCTGGTGTTGGAGGAATATTCGCATCAACTTTAAATAAAGGACATTCTGTTGTTGCAAGAGATGCAAGTAGATTTACTTTTACTGCAGATTCTGCAGCAGATTCTGATGCCGTCGGTGGAGGTAGCTTAATACAATGTGATAAAAACATACCTTTTAGTTTAATTGTTCCTACTGTAAGTAATATAACTCCTCCGCAGACTTCGATTGCAGGTTCAATAAAAACAACTACTGCAAAATCTTTAGCCAGTATCAATGAAACAGAATTCCAAAAACTACCTGATTTTAGAACAATAAAATTAAATACAAATAATGTTAATAAACAACTTTTTATGATTGCACATGATAGTGAAGAAAATAAATCGCTCGGTGCAGGTGTTAAATCTTTTGAAATGAATGTAAACTTAAATGGCTTTGACTCAAGCACTGCTCCTATGATAGATGGACAAAGAACTTCTATAACACTAGTAAATAATTTAATAGATAAACAAGCATCAACGCCGACAGATGGGTTTAATGTTCCGATAGATTTTGTTGATGAAACAAATCCTGGTGCTGGAAGTGCAGCTGCTAAGTACCAAACTAGAGTTTATAATTTAGCATCAGAATCTGTAGGTCTTAAAGTTATATTAGCAGCTAATAGACCAAGAGTGTCAGATTTTCAACTATTTTTTAGAACTGCTGAAGCCGATGAAAACATTAGAGAAAAAACTTTTACACTAGCGTCTCAGGAAACTGTCGTTCCATCAGATGAAAATGCATTGGTTTATAGAGACTACACTTATTTGATCGGTGGTCAAGGTGGAGATTTAAAACCTTTCACAAAGTTTCAAATTAAAATAGTCTTCAGAAGTAATAATCAAGCTAAAGTGCCAAAGATAAAAGATTTAAGAATGATAGCATTGGCGGCATAATGGGATTTATTAAAGTTAATGGACATAACGGTTTAGTAAGAGATACTTCTACAAATGCTATTTTGAATATAAATAAAGATGAGATAATAGCTGCAAGAAAAAGAAAGCTTGAAAGAAGAAAGAAAGAACAAGAGTTTGAAAATTTAAAGAATGAAGTTGGTGATATTAAGAACATGTTAACTAAAATTATAGAGAAATTAGATGGCTAAAACTACAGTTAACTTAACAGACACCGTAACCAACTGGGTTACAAAGACTAATGATTTATCGAACACTATCGGTGATTTAGCAAATTTGAATACAACAGTAGATTCAGATGTTGTAGGTGCTATTAATGAGTTAAAAACAAAAACTGATTTACTCGATTCTGCAGATATTACGTTATCAGCAAGAAGTGCCATACAAGTATTAGATGCCGGCGGTGATGGTAGTTTGGCGTATGATTCAGCAACTGGTTCACTAACATATACAGGACCAAGTGCAAGTGAAGTACGTGCACACATCACAGCAAATAAAGGTGTATCAATAACATCTGGTGAAATCAATATTGATTCTGCAAATGTACGAAGCTTCTTTACAGTACAAGATTCAGGTGGTAGCGGATCACTTACGTATAGTGCTGCTAGCGGAACATTTGTATATAAAGGACCCGGTGCAACTGCAAACCCTGCAGATATAACTGGAACCGGCACGAAATCATTTGTACCAGCAACAAGTGATGATCAATATTTAAGAGTTAATACTTCTGCTGGAGATATTACACTTAATGTTTCAGTAGGTAGTTTAAAACAAGGTCAAACTGTAGTAGTAGATAAAATTACTACTGCTAATAATCTTACTATAAACTGGAATATTACTGCCACATCACAAGGTATATCACTTGGTAATTCAGTAGATCTTGCGGTTGGATTCTTTAATGGCACAGCCTTTTCATTTGTTGAAACAGTTAAATCATAGGTGATACATGGGTGCTCCTCTTATTTCAAATCTTGGTTTTACTGAGGTTAATTCTTCTGGAAGTTTAAACTCGAAAGCTGGTGCAAAAATTAATCTTCCAATACAATTATACAAATTAACAGGTAATGTATCAGGTCAACTTACTTTAGATTCAACTGCTAATCACAAAAAAGTCATCTTAGATACAAATGGATTCAATATTGATAATGGTTCAGATGCGCCATTAGATATGGATACGCCCGGAGGTACAACGGTAGAGTTAAAAGGTAATGGTGCAATAAGAGCCACGGGTAAAACAACTACAATAGCTCAGGGTAGTGCAAGTCACACTGGAACTACAACTGCTGGTGCAGGCGATGCTACACAAGTTGTAGTTGATACAAATCATACTTTTACTCAAACAGAAATTAACGATATAAGACCAGATCCCGGTAATAGTTTTGGATCTGGTGGTGGTGTATCATGGAGTGATAACGTCTCAACTACTGTAGCATATCCGCCTAACGGTGGAAGCAATCGAGGTGGTGTACGTCAAAACCCAACTTATCATAATACTTCAACTGCAACAAAATTTGGTGGAAATAATTTAACAAATGTTATAAGATCAGATTTTAGTATGACTTTTACTCATGCATTTATGGAAGACGGTAATCGAACTGATGGGCCGATTACAGGTGTAGGTGGCAGCTTTCCTCCTACAACAAATAGTACACATTCTTACAGTGGATCAACTTATCGTTTTTGCAGATGGTTTAGTGCATTTCAGCGTGTTAATAATGGTAATGCCGGTCAAACCGGT